AAAAAGAAAGAGAGGGATATGTATACGTAGGTAAAATGTATATGAAACCAGAAGATGAAACAAAGAGACCAGAAAAGGTAAAATATATAAATTATAATCCAACTGAAAAGGATTTTTATATAGATGAACGTGAAGAAGTAAAAGAATAATTCATCTTTGGTAAAAAATAGTTAAATAATCATCCATATAATAATTTAACTATAATGTCTTTTCAATATGTCATGGCAAATATTCAAATACCGATTAAAGTATATGAAAATAACGTAACAGAACCATTACCAGAATACATAAAAATAAATATATCAGAATGTAATGAATTGCCAGAGAAAATGGAAACACCTGCAATACAAAGTGATTTTATGAATAAAATACAAAACATAATATCATCAAATAAGGAAGAAAACCAAGATATAGTAGAAATGCTTACTATATCAAGTGAAGAGTTGAATCACAAAAAACAAAAAAAAAGACCACATAATATGACATTTAAAAACAATATAATGTCAAAACGAAGAACACTAAAAAAGTATGCTTAATTCATAATATTAGGACGTTGTCCCTTCTCAACAATTAATGGTTCAGGAACCATAACAGGAAGCTTATCAATAACATTGAGCGATTTTACATTATGAATATTAGGGTTTACGGGTGCTTTTGGTTTAACCATATTACTTGTGCCAATACCAAATAATTGTGATTCAATATCACAAGGATTACCAGATAGATTTCTAGGAGCAATACGTCCTTGTAATAATCCATCGCCAGCAAAATAGGTATTAACTGGATTTCCATAATTATTTTTTTGACTTGTTAAGTAATCGCACATATTAGTATTTGATAATTGTTCTAAAGCATAATCGCCCTCATTATTTTTACTACGTGTAGAAGCCATCTTTGTATATAATAATATATATTTTATCTACAAAGAAATAACCTTATTTATGAAAAACTTTGGCGTGTAATTTTTTATATTCAGCAATTTGTGATATATCTGTTATATTTTGACTTGTGAAAATAGTCTTTAATAGAGAGTGAAATAAGTCTAAATAATCATAACCAAATAAAATCGTTAAACCAATATTAGGGTCGGTTGAAAACATATAAGAACCTACTTTTTTATATAACTCCATAATTTCAGGTAAATTTATTGTATTTTCCATAACATAATCAAGTGTATGAGCGGCAGATTCATAATCATACATCATCTCATCTTCAGTTTCATCATCTAAATCCATAGTAGTAGTATCGGGATAATTATTCGGGTCCATTTTGAATACATTGCGTAGACATTTGCGATATTCGTTATTATTAGAATATTGAATGTTCAAATTAGTTGGATATGAATATACAGATGTCATCATTTACTAAATAGAGTAAAGTATAATGTTTATGTTATTTTTCAATAAATATTATACGGAAGGGAAAAATTCCCAATCTAAATCTTCGCATACTTTTTTCCATATCATATCTTGTTCGAGTTGTTTTTCTCTATCCTTCATCATCGGGATATAGGGTAAATATTGTGTTTGGTCTAATAATACACATAGTTGATGTAAGGTATACGTATAATTAAAAAAGTTGGTTCTATTAGCGGGACAATGGACCGCCCAAGGTTTTTGAATTTCAATAAATAATACACATAACGTTTCGTGTAATTCTTCATTCATAACCGGTGGTTTTATTCCGAAAAGAGAATTGATATATTGTATATGTTCGAAGTATTTATTAAGACCTAATTTACGTAACAACTCTCTCATTTTGTCGTAATTAATTTGAGACATATCCGTAATTCTTTCTTTTTTAATACGGGCTTTTATAGCATCAATCACTTCTTCCGGTATTTGTGTGGTTTCTTTCGCTTGAAACTGTGAAAGGATTTCTTTAAAATGATTAAGACGTATATAAGCAGTATATGAAACTTCATTTGGAGGATCTTTATTATTTGGTTTGGAACTATCTACAATATAGGTTATGAATTTACCACAAGAAGGGTTATTGCAAATTAAAATACCCTCTTCGTCTTGTGGTATCATTTCGCCCATTTTACAAAACTCACACGTGTCGGACTCAACAAAATAATCTTGAGAATTAGTAAATTCATTAGTCACATTTCTCCAATATTGCTGTGTATTTTTTTTGGATTGTGTGTATTTATGAATATTTGCATCAGGCGATTTATCATCGGATTTAATCTTAAAAAAATTATTAAGTGCGTCGGTTGAAGCAGTATCGTCAATATTTGATGAAATCTGTTGTTTTTGTTCGAAGTAATCAAAAATGAATTTGGAATTGTTTAATAAATATTGTTTCTTTTCGTGTTTCAATTCCTTTATTTTATTACGTATTTCTTTGATTTTATCTTTACAATTCATAATCTCATCAATTTGTGTATGCTTCAACGTATGAATATGTTTTTTGATTTCTTCTTTCTCTCTTTCTAATTGTGGTATAGTTTCAGTTTCTGTTTTATTAAAGTGGTCTATTAATTCGCTATGTTTTTCATCAATCGTATGTATAGTTTTTGATTGTATAGGTTGCCCCTTTTTTTGGCTTCCTGTCATTAGATGAAGTATTTTATATAGGTGTTTTTATGTTAATTTTTTGTCAATAGAATTATTACACTAAAAAAGAAAGGATAGAGTAAATAAGAACAAAGTAAGAATTTTTATAGCATGCATGTTGTAGTATTCGTATGAGTATGAATAACAAACGGAGGTTTTGAAAAATAGCATTGTTTGCAGTTAGTGGAATACCACAATGTAATCAATACATATAATCCTAATATATAATATGTCATTTTGCTTTGTATGTTGGTAATAATAACACGCAAAGTTTATCAATTTTGTAACCACTTAAACATTAGACATAATACATACTAATGTTTATAAACTGTGTAATTATACCTATAGCAATATACCAATTAGTAGTATTACAACAAGATTATGAAATAATAAACTTGAAAGTATACGATAAATTATTTCCATCAAAGGATTATATATTTTACATAGACGACTTACCCTATTATGGAGAATTATCACAATTATCTCACGTATATAGTAATTATGGTTATGAACCGAAAAATGGATATAGTATTTCAAATAACACACTTGTAAACGACCACAAAGGACGTGTGTATTATAAAAGGGGTAAACAACTCTTCAATAACAAAGATGTATTTTCATATTATGCTGTAAATAGAAAAACACAATGTGTATCAAAACGAGGGGAAATAACAATAGTATCATCAAATGGTGTAATAACAAAAAGTGATTTCTTAATTGATAATGAGAATTGGTTAATAATTGGAAATAAAAAAGAAATGGATTCTGTTTTTTCAAAAACAAGTATTGGTACGATATCTTATTATATTTATGGAAATGATAATCTAATCAATACAAGTAATATGAGAAACGAAATCCAAGAAGATAAAAGTTTATGGTATTTTCAAGCACCTAATAAGTTTTTAGGTAATATAGCCGTAGCATATGGAGGAAATATAGAATTTGATATAGTATCTTTTTCGGGAGATTTTTCGAAAAAAACATCTGAAAATAATTATGCGGTCATACTTGAATGTGATAGTTGCAATAAAAAATTAGGCATACCAATATCAAATGTAAAAGGATTGAGTGAATTTATGGGAAACCCTTCACATATATCAATATCAGTATTAGAAAATACAGGTTGGTTGGAAGAAGATAAATCAACCGGATTATTAAGAGAAGTAGTAAATAAATGTGATATAATATTCATTTTATCAAATATATCGGCAATGCAAATATTAGGTGACTGGACTCTATGGTATGAAACTATAGGGATAGATAATGTAGTTGTACAAAATGAAAAATCAATGAAATTGCCGATATGTTAGCACCACATACACTTTTGTAATTTGGTAGCACAATCCAGGCAAATTCTTGGTGCTAAATATAAATATCCAAAGGGATTACATATATGGTCCGGATTGCTATATCCATGAACCTTCTTTTTTCTACATTTTCTACATTTATATCTTGCGGGACATAATGGCACTTCGTTTTCATGAATTTTATGTTGTTTACATATGAATTCGTGTTTAGTAGGTTTCATATATTTTTCTATAGAGCTCATAGTAGTATTCTATATTGAGATTTTGTTGAACTCGTAAATAGTTGAATAAAATCGTATTTAGAAATAGTATAATGGATAATAAAAATAGTGAAACATCTTTATTCGATTTACCAAACAATATAAAATTAGAAAAGCCTGTATTTCAAAAAATGATATTTATAATGAATGCTTTAGATGAAGGTTGGAGTATTAAAAAATCGAAGGATTCCTATATTTTTACGAAAAAACACGAAAATCGACAAGAAATATTTCAAGAAGACTATTTAGAGAAGTTTTTATTAACAAATAGTTCATCGAATGCTTTATTATGCAAACAAATATAATATTTTTATCCTTATAAATATTATAATTTTATAACCAGACATTATCTAGTAAATACAAATATATTTAGGATATTACAACTGTAATTAGAAATTTACAATTGTAATTTAATAAATCGGCGATAAAATTACAAAAAATAGAATTATCGGTGAATATGGTATTAGAAAAATTATGTGTGTTTAGCAATAGTCTTTAAAAAAATTAATTATACGTATTTTTCTGAAATTTTTTTCTTTGTAAAGTATATAATTCCATACAATGGCTGGAGGTTTAATGCAATTAGTCGCCTATGGCGCACAAGACGTATTCCTTACTGGAACCCCTGAGATTACTTTCTGGAAAGTCTCTTACAGACGCCACACTAACTTCGCAATGGAGTCCATCGAGCAGACCTTCTCCGGTCAAGCCGATTTCGGTCGCCGTGTTACCTGTACTATCAGCCGTAACGGTGATCTTGCCTACCGCACCTACCTTCAGGTAACTCTTCCCGAGATCAACCAATCCATGAAGGGTTCCTCTGGTGACGTTCACGCCCGTTGGTTAGACTTCGTAGGTGAGCAGCTCATCGCTCAAGTTGAGGTTGAGGTTGGAGGTCAGCGCATTGACCGCCAATACGGTGACTGGATGCACATCTGGAACCAACTTACCCTTTCCAAGGAGCAACAGGCTGGTTACTACAAGATGATCGGTCACACTACCCAGCTTACCTACCTTACCAACAAGGAGTATGCTGACGTAGCTGGACCTTGCGCTGCCACCAGTGCCCCTAACCAGGTATGTGCTCCCCGCAACGCTCTTCCCGAGACTACTCTCTATGTTCCTCTTCAATTCTGGTTCTGCCGCAACCCTGGACTTGCCCTTCCTTTGATTGCTCTTCAGTACCACGAGGTCAAGATCAACATTGACTTCCGCCCCATCGGTGAATGCTTATACGCTGTAAGCGCTCTTACCGGAACTGGTGACTTATCCGTCCGTGCTGCTTACCAGCAATCTCTTGTTGCCGCATCTCTCTACGTTGACTATATCTTCCTTGATACCGATGAGCGCAGAAAGATGGCACAGAACCCCCACGAGTACCTCATCGAGCAGGTCCAGTTCACTGGTGATGAGTCCGTAGGTTCTTCCTCCAACAAGATCAAGCTCAACTTCAACCACCCATGCAAGGAGTTGATCTGGGTCGTACAGCCCGATGCTAACGTTGACTACTGCAACTCCCTTGTTGCTGGTGAGACTCTTTTCAAGACCCACGGAGCCCAGCCTTTCAACTACACCGATGCCATCGACTCTCTTCCCAACACCATTGCCGCTTATGGTGGTGTTAGTATCACTACTGCATCTGATGACGATGACTATAACCTTGCTGGTATGACTAACACTGGTGCTAACAACGCTGCTGCTGCTGAGAATGAACCATCACAAGGTCTTTCCGATGCCGGTTCCTTCGTCCTTGCCGAGACCGCTCTTGACATGCACTGCTGGGGTGAGAACCCTGTAGTCACCGCTAAGCTCCAGCTTAACGGTCAGGACCGCTTCTCCGAGCGTGAGGGTTCCTACTTCGATACCGTCCAGCCTTTCCAGCACCACACCCGTGCCCCTGATGCCGGTATCAACGTATACTCCTTCGGTCTTCGCCCCGAGGAGCACCAGCCCTCTGGTTCCTGCAACTTCTCCAGAATTGATAACGCCGTCCTTCAGCTTGTCCTTTCTGCCGGTGCCGTATCCGGAACTGCCACCGCCAAGGTCCGTGTCTACGCTGTTAACTACAACGTTCTCCGTGTTATGTCAGGAATGGCAGGAATAGCGTATAGTAATTAGGTAACGGACATAAATAACGTGACCTACAAAAGTATTTTAATAAAAAGGGTTTTCCCACAAAAACAACATAAAAAATGTAAAATAGTTAATCAATTACCCAGTCGGTTTTTGAACCTCTATAAAATATAATAAAAATATAATGTTTTTATTATATAATCAATCTAATTATTCGTTTCCTTTTTTGATTTCCTGTAATCAGCTAATTCTTTCGCTTTCTTTTTCTTATATTCTTCATCTCCATATTTTTTTCTTAATTCTTCTCGTTGTTTTTGTTTTCTAATACGTGCTTGTTCTCGTTTTTCTTCAGGTGTTTTTTTGTTTGTATTTTTTACAATATTTTGTTGATTTCTTTGTTTTTGTTTTTGTTCTCTTTCCCTCTTACGATACTCATCAATACCAATTGTTTCAATGAGTTTATCTCTATATTTTTGTGTTTTTGTTTGGTTCTTTTCTTTTTGTATATTTGTGGAATGTTTATTATATATCATTAACATTTTTTCAAACAATTCATTCAATCCAATATCCTTTTTAATATAGTTACAAGACCCGCAACAAGAATTCAAATTACTCATTATATACCCCAATTTATTATCAATACGGTCAATGCCATTTGTCAAATTATCAGAACCATCTCTTCCACATAAATAACAATTACCAGCTATTAATTCTACATATTCATCATTTGTTAACTCAAATAATAATGATTTATTGTTTGCACGTCGTTTGTATTCATTATAAGAAGCCGCACTATAACTACTATATTCTTCAGGAAAATAACGCCCATTAATTTTGTTATTATATGTCAAAATATGTTCTATACGTTTCAAAAACACATCGGTAGATAAAGAACATTTCATATAATTACAAGTCTTACAACAACTTACACAATTATCCAACACATAACCTTTATTTGAATCCAATCGGTCAATGCCATTAAACCCACGTTTTTGAATAACATTGCAATAATGACAAGTTTCTTTTACGATTTTATTGAATTCTTCTTGGGATATTTCAAAATCCAAGTTTTTGTCTCTTGCAGACCGAATGTAATTCGAATAATGTATGTTTAAATTTTCTAATCGTGATTTATTATTTTCTTTAGTTTTTTCAGGATTATTTTCCCTCCATTGTTTTGCATTTTGTGCGTTTCTTTTCAAATATTCACTAATATCT